ATGCTTGCTTATTTTACAGGAGCGAGAAAAGGCGAAATACACGCTCTTAGGTGGTCAGACTATAAAGACGGCGCTATAACCATTAGCAAAAGCATATCACAAAAACTATCGGGAGGTGACCGTGAAACACCACCTAAGAATATGAGTAGTAATCGTATAATCCAAGTGCCCGAACCTTTAAAAATCGTCCTAGACAAACATTACAAACAATGCCGCAAATACAGCGGTTTTAATCACAATTTTTTTATAGCCGGAGGATACAGGCCGCTTAGGGACACGAGCATCGAAAACGTGAACAAAGAGGCAGCAAAGCGAGCAGGGCTACACCACATCAGGATCCATGACTTTAGACATAGTCACGCTTCGCTTTTAGCTAATAATAATATAAATATTTTAGAGATTAGCCGACGGCTCGGCCATAAAAACATCGAACAAACACTAAATCGGTATAGTCACTTTTACCCAGCAGAACAGGAAAAAGCTGTTAAAGTTTTAGAGAAAATTAAGATATAAATCGTGTACAGAACGTGTACAGAAAAAATGAACCGTTGAAATTTCAACGGTTCAAGTCGTTTTGGTGGAGATGGCGAGAGTAATTTTGTAGCTTTTCTTATTTTCGTTTGCATTCATAAACGCTCATTTTACAACGTTTTTATATTCACTTCTTTATATTCGAACATACAACATTTACAAAAAACGTGTACAAATCGTGTACGGATTCCTCATTTATGGCACTTGAATTGTCAAGTCAAGTGCAACGAGGTTGAATAATAAACCTCATAAGGAGTTAGGTAGCCTAGGCATTTTCGAGGTCGTCTGTTTAATTCATCCACTTTGCTTTGTATATATTCATCGCTGTACTTTGAAAGATCAGTTCCTTTTGGAAAGTATTCGCGAATTAAGCCGTTAGTATTTTCGTTTGTTCCACGTTGCCATGGCTGATGTGGCTGTGGAAAGTAAAATTGCACATTGTTCAATGCTACCGAGGTTTCTGCATGCTTTGCGAATTCCTTCCCACGATCTGGAGTAATGGAGAATAATGGTTGCTCTTTGAGGCATTTAATCATAACCTCACTCACAAGAGTGGCCGTTTTCTTTTCAGCCTTCATACATAGAAGAAATCGACTTTTTCGATCTGCAAGTGTAACGAGACAAGGACCATTTCTCTTTCCGGCAACAGTATCACCTTCCCAATCCCCAATACGTGACCGACTATCTGCCTCGGCAGGTCGCTCTGATAGATTGTTGCTAATAACTATTTTGCCACGTTTTTCAGTATGTTCCTTAGTATGACGAGTTTTCCCTCTATGTCTGAGTTTCCGTATTGCACCTCGATTACCATTCGATTTGCGTTCGGCTTTTGAGTCAAACATTCTTGCATAGATAGCTCTATAAATTGTCGAATAACTAATGCTAAAACTCGCATGTTCCAGTTTTAGTCTCTCTGAAATCTGTTCCGGTGACCATTGATGATTAAGAAACTTTTCTTGAACATATTTAAAAATCGTTGGATTCGAGAGTTTATGCTTAGGACGGCAGTTTTTTCTGCGAACTTCGTATGCAGCTTGAGCTGAAATGGCAGAATACTTACTATCCACAGTATTACGAGATAACTCACGAGAAATTGTTGACTTATCTCTTCCAATGCTGTTAGCAATATATGTAATTGTGCAATTCTGTGAATGGAGAAGTAGTATCTTTTCACGCTCCTCTGGTGTAATATGTTTGTAATGACTCATTATTCCTCCTGGTATTTGGATGTCTTAGCAAACACCATTTTACCAGAAGTAATGAGTCATTATTCATTTGTTGCACTTAGATTGTAAATTCAAGCAACAAAAAAGAGGGCAAACGCCCTCTTGATTTAACCACTATACAACAAGCTCACAAGCAAGCCCAACAGCATATGCTCTCTTCACCCCATGAGATGTAATATATGCCCTTGCTTCAGCTGTATTATTTTCTCCTATAAGAAGAACAGGCATTTCACCTATGTTGCTAGAAACGATTGCATCGGCCCATGAAGCTACTACAATAGCTTCTTCAGCTGATGGGAAAAAACGCTCTGCAATTTTTCTCGACGTTTCAAATCTATCTGCGCCTTTGACTCTTTCGACGCTACCAATCTCAGCAAGCTGCTTTTCTACAGTAGTATTAACAACACCTGTATCGCCCACAATTATGAAGTGTAAATCATTGTGTTTTTTTAGTTCTACGATCTGATTTGCTTTTACGAACTCAGAGACTATAAGTACTGGAACATTTGTTGTAAGTGTGGATACACCATCAGCCCAATCGCTACCATTAGTGACAATGATTGATTTTGTTTTTGAAAAGCACTCCTTTAGAACTTCTAGATTTGTATCGTATCTAGTATCTCCTTTTATTACTTTTGCTCCGCCCCTGTTTACTATATCGCCACCGACAATATATGTTTCGAGCCCGTAAGATTGCCCAGGATGATCTAGCACTATGTTCGCCTTATTTACTTTTGCAAGGATTGCTGCGCTTATTCCGTCAGGGAAGTTTTTGCCTGAAACAATCACCTTATTTGCTTTTGCAAACTCCTTGTCTATGATGTCGGATGTTGCATATCTGTCTTCTCCTGCGTATTTGATGACCTCTGCACCAATATCGACTTGCTTAGGTTTTGGTGTAACAACTTGCGTTGCTTTTTCGCCCTGTTTCCTCGCATATGCACACCATGTATCTGCATCACCATAAAACACATCAAGGTCAAGTCTTTTGCTGTACCCACTCAGATATCCATGAGATGTATATTGATACATTGCAACAATGCTCCAATATGGCACATACGGAGCCGTCTTTTCGAGATATCCAGTTGGGTTGTTGTGGTCGTACTGGGCTACCCACAATCCATAGTCTGCGTTAGCTATAGCACTGCAATCGTGACTCTCTATAAAACTTAAATAGCTGTAAAACAGCGGTTTTACCCCAATACGCCTATATACTTCATCAAGCCACGCCTTTGCCCATTCTGCGCCAAGATATACATCCTGCTCGAAGTCTAACACGGGAATAACCGTGCCATCGAAATATGTACCGCAGTTATCTACAAACCACTGTGCTTCTTCTTCAGGAGTGCCTCCAAATCCAACCTCGCGAGCAAAGTGGTATACTCCGATTAGTTTTCCTGTGGCCTTTGCTTGCTGTACAAAGCCGTCACATTCTGCCGATACATATCCGGCACCGCCTGTTCCTTTGATTATTACAAAATCAGCTGGTACATTTGTTAGCTGTATTCCTTCCTGCCAGCCCGAAATATCAATTCCGTGTAACATATTAGCCCTCCAAGTCCTTGAAGTCCTTAACCTCTTCAGTTTTATCTAATTTTAATATTTGTTTAAACATTTGATGCAGTCCTGTACTTGCAAGGCCGCTAATTGCACCTCCCACAATCACCTCTAACGTAATTGACCATGTGCTTATGCACCCCAGCACCGCACCCACGATTGCCAATGTTGTTGGAATGTACTTGTTGTCCGAAGGCAAGTACATTTTCATCAGATATCCGATGATCAAGCACGCCACGAGAACAAGTGGCATAATAAGTTTTAATATAAATTCAAGATTCATGTTATACCTCCTATCTTGAAATAAATAAAAAAAGGTGGAGTTATTTCCACCCTTACCTAACTAAAATATTTTGAATACCCAGCGTGAGAACTGAGCCGATGACAACGGATATAATCGCTTGTACAACTGCGTTCCATCGCATTTTGGGTACTTGCTCTAGTGCACTAAGCCTTTCGCTTTGCTCGTCTAATTTCTCTTTGTGATGGTCCATTTTCTCAAGCATTGCCGTCAAAGTCTTATTCATCTCTTTGAGTTCGCCTGTCATGTTTTCGACTGCATCAAGCCGTCTGTCGTGGTCGTTTAATCGTTGCGTGTTCTCTTGCAATTTCAAGATATCCTTTTCTCGAAGTTGCAAACAATGTGCTTTCGTTACAAAATCATCCATACGCCCTCCTTACTACTTCCAACGCCCACGAATTTCAAAGTGTGCATACCAAAACTCTTGCGTGCTTACGTTTCGAGGGCTATAAGAATGTAACTCAAACTTGCTTGCGTTAGACGTTTCCCTGAAATCGTTTGTAGCAAGTAGTCCACCACCGTGCGAACCTTGTGCTATTACAGACGTCAGCTTGTTAAATGTCACAGGCAGATTAACAAAGATAACCTTTCTCCACCATGTTGGAGTGATATCCGTATACCCGCCAGGGAACGTGACCTGCCCATTTCCCCAGGCGTGCATATCTCCTGAGTCATATTTAACAACGGTCCACGAAATACCGTCTTTTGTTATTTCTTCCCTCGACACAATAAAATCCTTAGTTTTCTTGATCTTGTTGAAAATCTCATTGATTGCATCTGCGAGATTTCTTGCGCTAGTTTTTAACATGCTCGTGTCACCCATGTCATCTCTAACGCGTCTGATCTGGTCTGCATATTTTTCGTCAGTTGCCTTAATCTCCAGCTTTATATCTTGGGCAAGCGTGCCGGATAGCGCAGATTTAACTGTACCAAAACTATCACGAAGCTGCAGCCATAGATTATCAAATAGACCGCGATACTCGACCGCTGGAACAACCCAACCGCAAAGGCTTGAGTCCATCCTGGTATCGTATATATTAACCGATTCTATAGATGTCGTTCGAGCTGGTATGACTATATCTGCGATTGCTAGCTCATAGTAGTTTGACTCACGTATTAGATCCTGGGCAACTGGATTTGTTGCTGCGACACCTTCCTTAAGGTAGATGTCAATGTCTCGTCTATCCTCTGCAGTATCGAACCTCAAAACGATTCTATCGATACGAGGAAGGCTCGATGCTGGAGACAGTGTAATTTGTCTGTTATTGCTTTCTTTAAAGACCGCGCCCTCGATGATTGCGCCACCAGGCTTTACATTAACGGTCATACCTCCGTGAGCTGTGACCACAAGTCCGTCAATTGGATTAATAAAAACACCATTCCCCCAGCATAGTTTATTAAAATCTCTCTCATCCTGGGCTGTAATTGCTCTGTCCCACTCACTACCAATTATTTTTTTCGATTCAAACGGAAAACTCTTTGCCATTATACATCCACCTTTCTGTATACTTGCCTATTTGGAGTACCAAAGACAAGCTCTATATCTACTTTATTTTTTGCATGCACTTCGCGAACCTCAACGAGTCTAGAAGTAAATTCTTTTTGTATTGAGTCAATGTTAATCGTACAAATATCACCGAGGTCGTAGTCCTTGAGGTAGTAAAAACGATGTTGGAGTACATCTACCGAGATAGTTTCTTGCTTGTAATTGTTCAACATCTCTAACTTTGCAGCATCTCTCATCTTTGACCTTATAAGTGCCTCGTTCTCGCTCTTAATCTCAACACCGCTGATACTTGCGTTAAAAACTTTGAGCGGCACACAATGCCCGAGATTGCTTGGCACATTGCTATCAAACTGCACGTATTCATGTATTGCTCTGACCTTTTTACCGTCCTTCCAATAACTGTGGACCTCGTTTGACGTACTGAAGTCATCTGGGATTTCCTGGCTTGCCAAAAAACCACTGTATATGCCACTTTCGTCACATGCGTATTCGCACTTTGATATGTTGCCCCAAGCCTCTCCAAAAAAGACATCATCTCGCAAATCCCTTCCTTTTTGAACGTGCAGCTCAATGCCTAAAAGCGGTTTACCTAGTTCTTCCTTTGCCGAGAAAATCGGTCTACAAATGAGTGTGTACCCTGCAGACTTTAAAGCTTTTCGCATAGCAGAGCCTGTACTTTCACCAAGTTCTGCACTTATAGACATCGCGCTTGGTACGTCACTATCTGTGCTTAGCTTTGCACCATTTACCGTTCCCCCTCCAGGCTGAGCGTACTTGTCACTCACAGTTTCAAGCAACCATTGTTTTAATTGCGTTTCAACTTCTGCCTTACTCTTAAATGTCTTTGTCGAAATCGGTATCGTATAAGCGCTCCAATCAAGCACTTTGTCGATAAAAAAACCTGATAGTGTTACAAATTCGCCGTTATTCTTTTCCTCATACACGACCTTTTGCACCATTGCAGTCTCCGGACGTCCTATACACTGTATGTACTTTACATCCGGATCATAATCTTTAGCTGCCATGTATAGCACAAATGCCCCACACTCAAAATATTTTCTACTCCATTGTAACTCGACGAAATCAATCATCTTGACCTCTTCACCGAATTTATTTAGACACTTGATCATTTACTTACACACCTCCGTACCGTCCAATAAAGCTTACTTCTGCAGTAAATGCTGTGTTGCCATCTTTGGATATTTTGATTTGATTATCACCATAGCCAAGTACCATCTGCATGAGGTCTCTAGCGTCAAAATCGCTGTATGGCACGTCTTTACCATTCTTTTTGATCGTTCGCTTGTCGCAATCAATAATGAGGACATCAGACGCATTTAAGACCGTTTTCACGCTAGTCTTAAGGTCGCCCATCTCGATATCGATTCCAGGAACGTAGCCAGTAGACTTTATTGTGATTACGATCGGAGCCGGTTCGCTTCCGAGGTAATTGATTACCTTTGTGTCAGTCTTTGTTATCTCGCCAAATGCGAGTTTGCCTTCATCACCAATATATATTCTCTTCCAGTGCCACATAGGTGTCACGGAGCTAAAGCTTGTCGTTTCTTTGTTATCTGCGAATAAGTCCGGGTAAGGCGACATAAGACTAATTGACAAGTCAGGACTATCATATATATTTGCACTTGGATAATTGGCAGCTACTAGTTCGCATTCTTTTGCTAAAAGCGTATTGCCTAGATATGTAACCTCAAGTTGATATGTGTAATTCGCATTGTAAAACCCGAGTACATTTCTGCGTTCCGATTCATACTTATCATCACTTGCTCTGAAAGATGCTGTGAATGTAATTAGTCTTGATTTCTTGCGTTTGCCCGTTACAATATCACCGTTTCCGTAACCCCTGGGTTCACTAAAAATCTCGATTTCAGGGAAGTCGACCCCTGTCAATGACTCTACTCCCCAATCTCCTTTTCCTAACGTGTGCCTTAACCCGTCTGACCGTATTACGTTTAGTTCAAATAGCTCAAATTTCTTGCCCACTAATGTCCTCCTAAACCTAAAATAACAGCCTCTTTGCGTATAGCTCTCGCTATGTCCGCTGGAGACTGTATTTTATCTTCGAATATTATTGTTTGCTCAATTTTTGTTGCACCTGGTACTTGTACACTTCCTGCATTAGCGGTTCCATAGATAGCCTTCGGAACGATGCTCTTCTGATTACTTATAGCAGTATTGATTTTTGCAAAGTTGACATCTACATCAATACCGCCTATCGCGCTATCGATGCCAGTACTTACTTTACTTCCGGCTCTAAGTGCATGCTCTATGCTCTCCTCGATAGCTCTGTCAAGGAGATATGCGTTCCTACTTACTCCGACAGCCATGCCTTCAGGAAACGACTTACCGAGTCCATCTCTAAATAGCTTTGATGGAGAATTCATTCTAGCCTTTTTGCGTCCGGCTTTATCTGATTGCTCTACTACGTTTGCAACTGCATTTTTGACGGCTTGTGCTCCAGCATTTATGCCAGCAATTATGCCATCACAAAAGCTTTGACCCAAGCCACTCCAGTCGCATGAATTTCTTGCATTAACTGCAGCATTAAACGCAGTCATGACTGCATCGCCTGATGCCTTTGCAACTTTGTCTCCACCACTCTTCGTCTCGCTCTCCATACTTTTATACTTATCGCGAGCAAGCTGAAGTTCCTGTTCAGATGCATCTATTGCGTCCTGAACTTCTTTCGTATTAAAGTCCTTTTGCAATTCTTTGAGGTAGGCCAAATTATCTTCTTTATCTTTTATCGTAGTTTTAAGGTCTTCCTTTTTCATTCCCTCAATTTCGGACATTTTTTTAGCGTGGTCCTCTGCAACCATAGTTATTGCAGAATAATTTCCCGCTTCAAAGTCAGCATACATCTTTTCATATGCCTTTCGCGTTTCGAGAGAATCTCTTAAGGAATTTTCTGTTTTTGAAATTTCCTTACGTTTATTTTTCTCAAGTTCTTTGTACTGACTTACCGCCCCTTTGGCTTCTTCTAATTCACGTCCTGTTAAGCCTTTTGTTTGCTTTTCAGCCTCTTTACGCTTCTGTACAATCTCATCAAGCTCTCTTTTTTGCTGAACATACATATCTACTTCTTTTTGCTGTAGCTCTAGTGCTTTTTTATAACCTTCTTCATTCGACTTAAGTATGATTTCAGCTTTCTTTTTCTCTATATAGCTATCAATTTGTCCTTTTATTTCGTCATACTTTTGTATAACTCCATCTACCATCTGTATTTCAAGACCAGTTGCTTCTTTTAGCTGGCCAACAATAAAGTTTGCACGATCCTTGTAGCCATCTTTTACTCTACCGTTTGCGTCAACTATTGTTCCTAGTTCCTTAGCAAGTCTCTTTGTATTATTGATTTGGATTAAATCCTTTTCGAGTTGCTCCTCCGCAGTCTTAATAGATTCCTTGTAAGCATCTCGGAGCTCATAGATTTTCTTCTTCTTTTCTTCTATTACCTTCCTTGACTTTTCTGCTTCGCTCTCTTCTTTTTTCGATAGCAGTAAAAATGCACCTGCAAGAGCTCCGACCGCAGTTATGATTAAACCCATAGGTCCACCCAAAAATGACATCGCTGCGCTGAGCCCCTTTGTAGCAACCGCAGCAACACCTGCGGCAACTCCTTGAGCCTGTACAGCAACTGTATTTGCTATTGTTGCTGTAGTCCCACCTGCGGTGGCTAATGCATTTCGTGTTTCAGCTGCTGCTAGCGCTTTTGCCTTTGCTGTAGCAAATGTTGTAACAGCGTTGTTTGCGATTCGCGCAGCAGTAGCTCCTTTTTCGCTGACCATCGATACTGCCATAGCTGTACCTAGTGCCTTTTGTGCAACGACAAACTCTTTATATAGTCGTATGATTGGTGTGAGCTTTGAGTGTATTTTGAATGCCCCAATTAATCCAGCTAGTATTGGAGCTAGGCTAGATCCAGCGGATGCAACTCTAAGTAACCCATCAGCCATCTTTAGAAGAGGCTTAGCAATAGAAATAGTCACCTCAGTGAGATTTTTAATTGTGTTTCCTAGGCCTTTAGGGAGCATATCGGCGATACCACTAGCAAGCGCCATTGCCATATCACCTGCAGCAGAAACAATTTCGTCTCGGTGAGCATATAATCCATCTACAAAAGCTTTAACAGTTTTAGCCCCGGCAGAAATTAGTTCTGGAGCGTGTTTTGCTGCAGCAGTTGCCGCATCAGCTAATACATTTCCTATTGCCTTTGCAAGCCCTTGAATACCGTCCTGCTCAAATGCTTTAGACAATCCGTTTGCTGCGTCTGTTGCCGAAGTTACAATATCGCCCAAAGGGGTGTCTACTGACTTGTAGAGTGATATACCTATGTCTGTTATGGTGTTCTTAAAAATTCCTAGCCTTGATTCAAGAGTCTTGTATCGCTCTTCTGCTTCGTGTGTGAG